GACTATAATATAATTAAAGCACGTTCAGAACAACATAATATAAAAATTATATTAAGAGTAAATTATGAGTTTGTTCGTGGATGCCCTTATGCCTGTACGTTTTGTGACTGGAGTAGTGGATTACATCATAAAGTTAATGTGCGGAGAGGTGATTGGAAAAAAGAATTAAAATTTCTTTCTAATTATAATATAGATGTTTGCACTACAGATGCTAATTTTGGAATGCTTAAACAAGATATTGAATTCATACAGTTTGGTTTGTCCTTGCAAAATGATAATTCAGAGTATAAGTTCAAAGTAGGAAATTATAATAAATTAAATAAAAGTAGAGTTTTTGAAATGTTTGAACAACAGTATCATCATGGTAAGAGAAGTTTTAAAATATCATTACAACATTTGGATGAACAAATATTAAAAAATATAAATAGACCAGAAATTTCATGGGAAGAACATAAAGAATTATTAGTAGATTTTAAACAAAAACATAAAGATATACAGTATAGGGTAGAACTTATTAATGGATTGCCAGGATCATCAGTTGATTTACATATAAAACAATGTATAGAATTTTCAACAATACCTATAGGTAATATTACCCAATATAATTGGGAGTTATTGCCTAATAGTCCAGCATATAACAAATCATACCAAGAAAAATTTAATTTAAAGACGTTTAAATTAAATACTTTAACATCACAATTTATTAATTCTAATATTGAAGATTTATATCATGATATATCAAAAGATAATATGTTAAGCACATTAAACACATATCAAACAGAATTTATACATGATAATAGTTTAAGTTATTTAGAACACTTGCAAGTTGTATATATAACAATGATGTATAATTTAATATTTGAAAACGGCACAAAATATGATGTTACTGGACTTAAATTTACTGAATTTATAGAATATGCTATGCCCAACATACAGAAAATAAGTAAATTACAAGGTGAATTTTTCGAAGAAAAATATAATCAGTACGGATTTATTATATTTGGATTGCCTTATGGATTTGAGAAAGAAAAAACAATAAATTTTCATGGCGGAGCGCAGTTAATTTGTAAAAGATTGTTTAAAAAACAATTAATTAAAGCAGGTATGCAAAAATGAAGAATAAATTTTTACACCCATTACAATCAGATTTACAATGTCGTTTAAAATGGGCCCATAGCACAGTATTTCTTACTAAAAATACAACAGCAAGTTGTCATAGAGTAAGTCATAATAAAATATCTGATGATTTTGATTTTCATAATACTCCTGAGAAATTATTAGCAAGAACAAAAATGCTTAATAATCAATGGCCCGAAAGGGATCCGTTAGGCAAAGCATTAGGTTGTGAACATTGTAAAGTTATAGAAGAAGCCGGCGGAATGAGTGATAGGATGTTACATGAAACGATGCCTATGGCTCCTTCTTCTCCAGTTGAATTAAAAGATAATCCATCAGCTATACATGTTACACCAACAGAATTAGAAATATATTTTAGTAATTCATGTAATTTATCGTGTATATATTGTGGAGAACATTTTAGTAGTACTTGGCAAGCAGAAAATAAAAAATTTGGTCATGTAGATGTAATAGTAGAAGGTGTATCATATGATTGGTTGGAAAATTTTAATGAGTTAAAATATCTAGATAAAATGTTTGAATGGTTAGATAATAATATTCAACATTTGTATTCATTATATATATTGGGTGGGGAGCCACTTAGACAACCGCAGAGTGATAGATTATTAGATTTTTTATCTACTAAGCATTGCCCAAATTTAAGATTAACATTTTTTAGTAATCTTACTGTAGATCATGCTAAAACAAAACAAAAATTAGATAAAATGACTATGTTAGTAGAAAATGGTAATATAGGTTATGCTCAAATTACAGGTAGCATAGATTGTTGGGGTAAAGAAGCAGAATATATTAGATCTGGATTAGATATTAAATTATTTGAAGAAAATGTATTATATATTATTAATAATACTGATATTTCTTTATCTTTTAATATGTGTTGGATGCCATTAACAACATTTACTATGGGAGATCTAATAGATAAAATTAATGAATGGAATTTTCTTAGAAATGGAGAAATACATAATAGTTTAATGCAAGCTGCTGGTCGACCATATGTACATCCTTCAATATTTGGACCAAAAATTCTTGATTGGGGTTTTCGTTCAGCTGTTGATAAAATAGAAACATTTGATAATCCAGTAATTGAAAGTAATAAAAATTATTATAAAGGTATTATTACAAGTATAGAACAATCTGAGCCAAATAAAGAATTACAACAACAATTACATGTATATCTTACTGAATTAGATAACCGGCGTGGCACTGATTATAGAAAACTTTTTCCAATAATATATGACGAAATTCACTCTGTTTAAATTGACAAATAGTTTATCTTCCTATATAATAATTGTATGAATCAAATACAGTCAGTCATATTGGGTAACTTACCAGCAAAAGTAAAGAAAAGTTCCAGCGGTTGGCAATCTTTTAATGCTCCATGCTGTGTACATAATGGCGAAACTGTGGATAAACGTGGTAGAGGTGGTATTATTATCAATGGTGAAGCAATATCTTATAATTGCTTTAATTGTGGATATAAAACTGGCTGGCAACCTGGTAGACATTTAAGTCGCAAGTTACGTCAGTTAATGTATTGGTTAAATGTTCCTGAATCTGACATTAAACGTCTTGTAATAGTTGCTATACAATTAAAAGAGACAGCAATAGAACAAAATTTAATCCCAGAAGAGATTGAATTTAAGTTTGATAAAAAGGAATTACCAGAACAAAGTAGTCCATTAGAGGATAATAATAAACTAATATTAGATTATTTGCGTCAACGTGGACTTGACGAAACTGATTATCCATTTTATTGGACACCAGTTACTCAAACAAAGTTTGATAGGAGAGTTATTGTACCTTTTATATGGCAAGGTGATATTGTCGGATATACAGCACGATTGGCCGTTAGAGGTAATCCAAAATACTTTACGAGCACACCTACTGGGTTTGTTTTTAATATGGATAAGCAATCAGAAGATCGTAAGTTTGTTATAGTAACAGAAGGTCCATTTGATGCAATTGCTATAGATGGTGTAGCAATATTAGGTAGTGATATTAGCGATGCCCAAGTAGACCTAATAGAAAGTTTAAATAAACAAGTTATTATAGTGCCAGATAATGATCTTGCTGGTGAAAAACTTATAACACAAGCATTAAAGTTTAATTGGGACGTTAGTTTCCCAAATTGGTTTGATACATGTAAAGATATCAGTGAAGCAGTAGTAAATTATGGTAGATTGTTTACTTTGAAAAATATATTAGATAATGTGCAAACAACTAGCCTTAAAATACAGTTACACCAAAAAAAACTTGGAGTTAACTTTGGATTTAACTAACTATTATATATGAATATAGAATATAACGTAGAATTACAAAAATTATACTTGGAAATGCTTGTACATAGTCCAGAGTCATTTGTTCGAGTACAAAATATATTTAATCCATACAATTTTGATCGTAGTTTACGTCCAGTAGCAAAATTTGTTAAAGAATATGTAGATGAATATAGAACCTTACCAGAAATAAAACAAATTAACAGTAAAACCGGCTCTAAACTTCAAGTATTGGATGAAATAACTGAAGAACACACTAGTTGGTTATTAGATGAGTTTGAAAGGTTTAGTAGACATAAAGAATTAGAGCGAGCAATATTAGATAGTGCTGATTTGCTAGAAAAAGGTGATTATACATTAGTAGAAGCTAAAATTAAAAAAGCTGTACAAATTGGCCTCACAAAAGACATGGGTACAGACTATTGGGACAATCCTCGTGAAAGATTGCTTGCATTAAAGTTAAATTATGGTCAAATTAGTACAGGTTGGGCAATGTTTGACAAAAAGTTATTTGGTGGTTTTAATAGAGGTGAGTTAAACATATTTGCAGGTGGTAGTGGTAGTGGTAAAAGTTTGTTTATGCAAAATTTAGCAGTTAATTGGGTACTTGAAGGATTAAATGTTTTATATATTACATTAGAATTAAGTGAAGAATTAACTGCAATGAGAATTGACAGTATGATATCAAATGTTCCTACTAGAGAAATATTTAAAGATTTAGATAATGTTGAAATGAAGATTAAACTTGTAAGCAAAAAAGCGGGATGTTTACAAATAAAATATATGCCAGCACAAAGTAACATAAATGACTTTCGTAGTTATTTAAAAGAGTTGCAAGTACAAAAAGGTTTGAAAGCAGATATAGTGATAGTGGATTATTTAGATTTATGTATGCCAGTAAGTACAAAAGTAGCACCAAGTGATTTGTATGTTAAAGACAAGTATGTTGCAGAAGAACTGCGTAACTTAGCAAAAGAGTTAGATGTTGTATTTGTTACAGCGTCGCAATTAAACAGAAGCGCAGTAGATGAAATAGAGTTTGATCATAGTCACATTGCAGGTGGCATTAGTAAAATTAATACAGCAGACAACGTAATTGGTATATTTACAAGTAGAGCAATGCGTGAGCGTGGACGTTATCAAGTACAATTTATGAAAACAAGAAGCAGTAGTGGTGTTGGTTCTAAAGTAGATTTAGAATTTGACGTAGATAGTTTACGTATAAGAGATTTAGGTGAAGAAGCGCAAGATGATGGCACCACATATACTGCAACACAATCAACTAATATTTTTAGTCAAATAAATCGAAACACAAACGTTCAATCTAATCAAGATTTGCCAAAAATTACTGCTGAAGCAAGTGGAAGTAAAATACGATCTTTGTTACGTGATATGAATACGCCAGATGATTCATAAATACATTTAATATACATTCTGGAATAAATTAATGGACAAAATTTGGTCAGGAAAATTGCATGTTTTGTTTCATGGCCCTCGACACTGGGAATTAATAAAAGATTTATGGTTCTCTAGTAGTTGCCCAATACCTTATTTAGATGAATGGAAAAGATTAGGTGTAAACATTGTACCTATCGTAACTAACTATCAAGATCCTGTCAGGTCAACTAAATGCCGCATTACTGTATCAAAAGGATATGATACAGATCTCGCATCCATTCATCGAGTAGCATGGTCTTTTATTGCACCATGGGATATTGCCAGGGCGTCAGTAATACACGATGTACTAATGGAAGCAATTCGATCTGATTTAGATAATTTATCAAAAAAGCAAATAAGAGAATTGCGAAAAAATGCAGATAATGTTTTATTAGATGGTATGAACAATGCCGAGCCAGATGTACCTGCTTGGAAAATTAAAGCATGTTATAGCATTGTTAGATTATTAGGTGGTGTATGTATTAGAAATAAATCTTATCGAGAAAGACATGGTTGGTAGTTGTTAATCAACTAAATATATATAGAGAATTATGCTACGTATATGACAATGAAACGCAAAACTAGAACAATATTAGAAGAATTAAATTCCTTATATAAAGATAAGAATAAAAACGCGATTATAGAAAGTCGCGCAATCCATATTATAGATAGTGCCATTAATTTGGTTAATAGCATTTATGAAAATTATGATCATGAAACCGCTTCTGAATTAGAACGCCGTCTCCTTAACAGCATACGTGGACAAGATAACAAAAAGTTTATCCGTAGTATACGTAAGGCTGATGAAAATGAAGCTTAATGAAATATCTGACTTCTCAGATACTCCCGACCTACACGTAGATAGACCTCAATCAATGTCTTCACGTATACCTACAGGTAAGACTAGTGGTATTGTTAGTGATATGGCTTTAGATTTAGAACATGTAGTAGATAGATGGATAAAAGTTGATTGGGAAGACGCCAAGCTTGATTCTGAAACTAAAGATCGATTTAGTGCCGCTATTACAGAAATACTAGAACTTATTCAAAATGAAAATATTTGAAGTTACTCTAGAAAAACATAAACGGACGTTACTAGAAAATATACTAGTAGAAGCTCAAAATGTTCATATGACACATGTTGAAGATTTGCTTTTTGATGAAGGTTATCAAGGAGTAAAAAAAGCATTAAATCATCTTGCACAAACTGCTGATATGTTATCAGGCCATAGTACAAAAGGACAAATATCAGTTAAATGGGACGGTCGTCCTGCTATAATTGCTGGTACGGATCCCAAAGATGGTAAGTTTTTTGTAGGTACAAAAGGTGTATTTGCTAAAACTCCAAAATTAAATAAAACCCCTGCAGATATTAGAAAAAATCATGCAGGTATCGAAGATTTACAAAGGAAACTATTGTTAGCATTAAAGCATTTCCGTAAACTTGATTTTCAAGGTATATTACAGGGTGATGTTATGTTTACAAAAGGAGATATTAGCAATGCTAATATTGGTGGTGTTGAACATATTGTTTTTAAACCAAATCAAATATCTTATGCTGTGCCAGCAAATAGTGAGTTGGCAAAGGAATTACTTGCAGCTGAAATAGGTATTGTGTGGCATACTGCTTATAGTGGTGGACCTGAAATGGCAGATATGGAAGCATCATTTGGAGCTCAAGCACCAAAAGGCAATAGTAAAGTATGGTCACAGAATGCCATGTATAAAGATTTAACAGGGATTGCTACATTAACAGCAATTGAAACACAACAAGTAAAAACTGGCCTTGATAATTTACAAGGAATTTTACAAAAAATAAATGCAAATAGATTTAATACACTGATGAAAAATGAAGAGTTTATTAAGTATATTGCAATATTTGTTAATAGTAGAATAAGAGCAGGTGAAACACAAGTTGATAATGCTCAAGTATTTTTGAAAGAATTTATTGATTATTATGATAGTAGAATGCAAAAAGAAATAGATGCTTTAAAAGGTGGTATGGATAGTCCCGCAGGACAAGCTCGTGTTAAGAAAATAGAAGCAAATAGAGCATTTATTGAAGATAATAGTAATACATTATTAGCAATATTGGCTGTTTATAAGCAAATTATACAACTTAAATCTATACTAGTAACTAAACTTTCAAAAGTAGAAAGTATAGGTACATTTTATAAAACAGATGATGGCTATGAAGTAGGCACACCAGAAGGATTTGTAGCAATAGATCATATTGGTGGTGCTGTAAAGTTAGTTGATAGATTAGAATTTTCTCGACGTAACTTTTTGAATCAAGTTTAGGGTAAATAGTATTATGGGATTTATTAAAGATTTACATGAATCAAAAGCTCTACGTAATCAACGTGGTTTAAACCTGTCTGCTGAACAAGTAGCAGAAAATGTATATATGAATATTTTATCGTTGCAAGCGATGAGACATGATCCTAATTCGATGAAATTTGCACAGGACTATGCTAAAAAAACATTGATGTATTCAGGATTTGATAATATTCGTACTTCTGGAACTGATTTACATAATTGGGTTTCTGTTCTTAATCAACCTGATAGGTATGCAGATACTATTGGGCCAGTGGGGCGAGCAAGTATGCCTACAATGCAATTAAAACAGTATTTACGACAGGTTGCTAGTGGAAAAACCAATCCTAATTTTGACAAACAATTTTTAATGACTTTAGAACGTAATTTAGGTATTAGTAATCCTGGCTATAAAGCAACGCGAAGATTACTAAGTGATTGGGATAGATTATATGGTAGTGAGCGTAAATTAGGTACTACACGTTTATTACAAGCAATAAGAGCAAAATCTTCTCGTAGTGATTTGCGTGGACCATATGAAAAGTTTGTCCGTCAAGGTGGATATGAACTTAAAGACGTTGATAATCCCGAAATTGGCGGTGGCCCAGGTGGATCAGGTCATTCAGCAAGATCTAAAATTTCGTGGGGTAAAGAAGCATTAAAAGGAGTAGGTGCTTTTGCTGGCGGGTATATGGTAGGCAAAGCAATTGCTAAGGGATTAACTGGTGGTCATGTAGATACTCGAAAACGAGCACATGGATCATTAAGACGTGAGTGAGTAAAATAACAGCCAAAAATTCTTTATATTTAAGATAAATAATATTAACGGTGTAAATTAGTTTACACATTACAAGATTAGGAGATATAAAGATGGCAAATTTAACAAATCCGGCCCTATCAACATCGCATGATCCAGCACAGTTTATTGGACGTTCGATTACATGGCTTAAGTCAACTGGTAATTATACAGGTGACGCAAATATGACAGCAGCTCTTCGTGCAATTGCATCGTGGGGCACAATTGAAGTTATTGGCACAGCAGACGCGAGTGCATGTATTTTTGGTGTATCTGGTTTTCCAGCAGCTGTACCTTCATCATTAGAAACAGCACTAGACGCAATTGGCGCACAGGCTTGCACAATAGTAACAATTAGTTCAGCTACATTTGCATAAAATTAGCGTAAAATCACCCGGTTTTTAGAATTTCTAAAGACTAGTAGATTTAAAGAGCGGAGCATTTAATGCTCCGCTTTTTTTGCCTGCACTAAATATTATAATAGCATATTATAGGTAGATCAATGACGTCAGAAGCAAAAATACGAGAACATGGCATAGCTGGTGCAGGTAAATTTGGTAGTGGTGTTGGAGAATTTATAACTGTTTATACATTAATAGATATAACACAAACAGGTGTTGTTGCACCATATAGATCTGACCTGCCTGCATTTAAAGATGATGCTAATGTTATTGTTAATAATGAAAAAACTTGGAATAAAAGTAGAAACCAACAAAGTAATTGTGAAACACTAATACAAACTATTAGTTTACGTGGTAACCCTATGTATATAGAAACTCCACGTAAATATACAGTTGATGATATAAAGAAATTAGGTTTTGGTTCTGCATTTAAAGGTAAACATGTTTTTTGGTCTATTTCATTCTCTGTAGAGCAAATAGGTCTTTACTATGAACAAGGATCAGATAAACCATTATCTGGTTTACGTAATGATTTTACTAATGTTCCTATAATTACTAATTTAACAGAAACAATTAAATTAAAAACTCCAATTTGGAATGCTGTAAACCCGCAAAATAAAAATATATATTTTGAATTAAATGAAAAAATACCATTTAATTTGTAAAAGAAGTTTGGTAAATACTGGTACTAGGCAGAGACTTAGGCTCATTTTAGGCGAAATGAAAAGGCATTTGTAAAGGCACAAATATATAGGGCGGGCGGCAGGCAAAATATGTATTATATTGATAGGAGAATAATATGCCATCGGCTATTGAAAAACAGAGCCTTGAAGCACACGTAGAGATCTGCTCAGAACGATACGGATACTTGGAGGAGAATATGGAACGAATTGAAAGTCGTTTAACTGTTATTGAACAGCAACTCGATGAAATCCGGCATAATTTAATTATCAATGAAAAAAATAGATACAAAGCTATGTGGATTTTCAGTGGCTCATTGATGGCTGCATTAGTTACATCTCTAGTATACCTATTAATAACTAATTACACATCATAATATAAAAAAATGGATATTAGTGAATTAGATTCTGTTCCGCAATGGTCTAAGAATTTTTGGAATCCTTATATAAGTCCAGTTACCGACTGGGGCCGGCCTGTTGATCGGGACGATGGTCGTATCCCAGCATCAGTATTATTTGATAATTTTTATAATGGTATAAAAAAATATAATATGAAATGGCACGATAGTGATACTCATGAATTGTTTTTAAAACAATACAAGTTATTAAATCCAAATTATCATAATAAAGAAATTAATTATACATTTAATGCTCATGGTTATAGATCTGAATCATTTGATAGTATTGCTGATTTAAAAATTATAAGTTTAGGTTGTAGTACATCATTTGGTACTGGTATAGATGATAAAGATGTTTGGAGTGTCCTGCTATCAAAATTAATTAGTGATAAATTTAATAAAAATGTAAAAGTATATAATTTAT